ATTCAAACTTGCTGCCTCAATGTCTGTCCAGGGAGAATTTTTCATCATCTGTAAACGATAAAGGGCCCCATGAACAATTGTTTCCATATACTCATTCGCAATAATACTGGGTATTGTTGTTGCTGTAATGGTCGGCTTTAAGCTATATAAAACGTAAAGCTTCTCTGCTTTGGTTGGTGACGGAGCAAACAAAAGCGTGTCTTGATCTTTTTGTGTGTAATACTTTGCGGTTCCCTCACCATAATAACTGTAGATTGAAATCCCGCCTATTTGTGACTTGGGTTCCAACCGGTTAAATGTTTTCTTATGTATTTGTGTAACCGATGTATCGGATGTGCTTCTAAAAATGTCCAAGATATGGTTCATTTCAGTTGCAACCGGGATTGTTAAATCGGTAACATCGTATTCGTTTATGCCAACTGATATTTGTAGGGCCTCTAAATCGGCCATGTAGATGTCTGTGTTTACACAGAAGTCAATTAAAGTATTTCTCAGCTCATCAATTGCAATAAAATTAGGACAAGAAGGGGCTTCTCTTTTTACTTTAGGAACTAGCGTTTCTATCTTTTTGCTGGCCATTCTTCATTATTGGGCTGGGGTAGCAGGAACCGGAGTGCTTCCTTGGTCTACTTGAGCCTTAATTCCTAATGCTTGTTGAAAAGATTGCAGATGTACGGTTGCTCGGTTTAAATCTCCAGCATACTCTGTGTCTTTTAAATAAGCCCTATACAACATATAGTCGAGGATTGCGTTTGAGTAAACATCGTCTAAAGTTATTGTAGTAGTTGTTGAAGAAAAGTTTGCAATTGTAATGTTTGATGGAGATGAACTGTATACGATCATCGCTGTATGCCCACCACCGGATGGGTGCGGGTAAACATAAAATGTTTTTGGATCAAGCGGATCATAAACATAGTGTTGCACTGTA